GAGTTGTTCGACGTGCCGGCCGGACCGATTGACCACGCCGTCAAGAAGCTGCTCTGTGCGGGCAATCGTGGCCACAAGGATCTTGATCGGGACATTCAAGACGCCATCGACAGCCTTGTGCGCTGGCAGGCAATGCGGGCAGAGGACGCGAAAGCTGAGTTCGGCCAGCAGAACACCCTGGACTACCGCGACCCCCGCACCGTTGCCGGCGTAGACGTGTCGTTCGAGACAGAGAAGCACATGAACTTCGCGCCGGAGGTGGCTGGTGAATGACTTCCTCTGCGGCGAATGCTGGATCGAACTTGGCGGAATTGACTGCCGATGCTCGGGCGCTGATCGAAGCGGACAAGCAAGCCTGCCTGATCCGGCACAAGGTGCGCGACCTCAAGGGGCCGGAGAAGGATCGGCAGGGTCGCGTTCTGCTGGCGGCTGTTCCGGAGAGTGCGCGTCCTGCGGTTGTGGCGGCGCTGAAGGCGAGGGGGAGTAGATGACCGCAGCCAGACGCATGCAAGCCCTCGGGCGCCTCCCGGTCGGCCAGCTCAACAAGACCGAGGAGGCATACCGCCAACACCTCGAGGCCCGCAAGTTCGCCGGCGAGATCGCCTGGTACCGCTTCGAGGGCATCAAGCTGCGCCTGGCAGACAAGACTTTTTACACGCCGGATTTCGCGGTGATGTTGGAAAGCGGAGAGCTGCAGCTGCACGAAGTGAAAGGGTTCTGGACCGATGACGCCCGAGTGAAAACCAAAGTCGCGGCAGATCAGTACCCGATCCAGATTATCGCCGTAACCGCCAAGACCAAAAAGGCGGGCGGTGGCTGGGCAATTGAAGAATTCTGAGGGGGAGACACCAATGGCCGCACGTGACGATCGTTTGCTCGAATTCGCAACAGAGCGCCAGGCTCAGTATCTGGAAGCCATCTGGCAAGAGGGCAGCATTCGGGCGGCGGCTCGCCAGCTTGGCGTGAACTTCAACGCTGTGCACAAGGGCTATCAGGCTGTGCTGCGCAAGGCTGGCTCGCCGGCTGAAGTGGTGCCAGTCGAGGCGAACGCGCAGACCTACGTCATAACGTCGGCCGTTAATGCCACGAAGGCACATGCCGGGTTTCTCCGCACGCTGCAGCTCTATTGCTCCCTGCGTGGCGCCAGGCTGATGGTCATTCCGCTCCGGTACCAGAACCCGACCAACCGCGACGCAAAGCGAGATAACGAGTGGTGGGATTCTCGACTGGTGCCTTACCTCGTTAGCGAGCGGACAAAGATCGCCCGCGACCTGATCGTGCTGGCAGACATCAAGACTCAGCCGACCGCCGTCAATCCGCTGCAGAAGTGGCAGACGGTGACCGGTACCGCTTCGGCCATCATTGGGCACCCGAAGATCGCACTGAAGACCGTAGCCACGAACCCTGGTGTGCCGGCCAAGCTGGTGATGAGCACCGGCGCGTGCACCGTCGAGAACTACAGCGACACCAACGCGGGCGCCTCGGGCAAGTTCCATCACACGCTTGGCGCGGTAGTGGTCGAAGTGGATGGCCCGCGCACGCACATACGCCATATCTGCCCGATGCGTGATGGCAGCTTCATTGACCTGGCCACCAAGTACACCGTGAAGGGCGCTGAGCCTGCTCCACGTGCTGATGGGCTGACCATGGGCGACATCCATGCAGAGCTGGCTTCTCCGATTGTTACGCAGGCCACCAAGGAGCTTGCCGAACTGATCCGCCCTAAGGTGCTCGTTCTGCATGACGTGCTGAACTTTGGGTCCGCCAGCCATCACGCGAAGTTCTTCGAGAAGTTTCGCCGGCACGTGAGCGGTACCAGCGGCGTGCTGCATGAGCTGAAAGTCACCGCCCGCCATATCGACCTACTGTCCGGGCTTGCCGATAAGACGGTGATGGTCAACTCGAACCACCACGACCACTTCACGCAATGGCTCGAGAAGGCAGAGCACGCCCTCGACATGGAAAACACTCTGGTCTTTCACGAGACCAAGGCCGCCATGCTCCGGGCTATTCATGAGGGCAGCTACTGCGACCCGTTCCAATACTGGATGGACAAGCTGATGAAGCACGGCGACCGCCTGCTGTGGCTGAAGCCGGGCGAGTCGTTCATGCGTCACGGTATAGAGCATGGTTGGCACGGCCACAAAGGGCCTAATGGGGTCCGCGGATCAACCAAGAGTTTCGCCACCATCGGCGCCAAGGTCGTGAAAGGCCATTCCCACGGCGCAGAGATCATCGACGGGGCGCGCTCAGTCGGTACCAGTTCACTTATGGACATGGGCTACAACACCGACAGCCCGAGCGGATGGACCTGGACCCACGACATCACTTACGCCAACGGCAAGCAGACGCTCATTCATTGCGTCGGCGGCCGGTTCTTTCGCAGCGATGCAGCTATGACCAAGGAGTTCGCAGCATGACCTACCCATCAGTTGTATCAGCAGTAGTCCGGGCTCTGGCTGCGGAGACGATCAACTCGGCTGGTGGCTGTGACTTCCAACCAAAGGTGCAGGCCGCCCGGGTGCCTGGCGCTATCTGCGGCAAGGAAGAAGCCTTCTTGACCGACTGTTGGGTCCATGGCCGTCTCCACAAGGCGCTGCCGGTTGGTCTGTGGCTGGCTTTGGTAGCCAAGTACAGCACCCACTTGGAGCGCAAGCATGACGCGATGATGGCGCTGGCTTGTTCGGTGAAGTCGCCAGCACCGGAGCGGTTCGTCATGGCCGCAACCGCCACATGGGCATTCCCCAAGCTGCCGGGCGTGGAGGGGAAGCGCAGCACGAGTGTTCTGCCTGCCGCATGGTATGACATTAACCGCTGGGACGATGGCGGCAAGCCAGACTCCACGCTATACCGTTGGCGCTCAGCGATCCGCCGGAGCCTAGAAGATCAGGTGAATGAGGCGCTAATGCACGCTCAAGAAGTGCTCGATCGTGAAGGCCTGATTCGCTGCGCTGCGTAAGGTATAATCGCCATGCGTGGCTAGGCTTAGCGGCTGAAAAGGAGTTGTCTCACTCCCTGCCACGTCCTCACCTGAGACGCATCGAATAGGAGACGTTCGATATGCTCACTCAAGAGCGACTGAAAGAAGTTCTGCACTACAACAAGCACGTTGGCGTTTTCACGTGGCGGGACAAGTCCAATCCCAGGACATACGGCAAAACTGCCGGTGTTGTGAATCGTGGGCGTGGATACATTACGATCGGCATCGATTACGAGCACTACACCGCACACCATCTCGTCTGGCTTTGGCATCACGGCTATATGCCTGCAGGACAGATCGACCACATAGATGGTGACCGCTCAAACAACCTGCTGAGCAACCTGCGCGAAGTGTCGCAGGAGCAGAACTCAATGAATATGAAGCGCAACGCACTCAACACCAGCGGAGTGAAGGGCGTCCATTGGGACAATCAGAGGAAGCGCTGGGTTGCGGTGATAAAGAACAAGGAGCAGTACCTGTTCCGCAAGGCCTTCAAAAATCTTGAGGACGCAGAGCGAGAGATAAAGGCCGCTCGTGAAGCCTTGCATGGAGAGTTCACGAATCATGGCGTGCATCGGTACGAACTCGAAGAAGCGCTTGACTAGAGTAATAAAGTGATAGAAGATACGGCTATCTTGGTCATTTCACGCGTTGAGATGGACGGGAGCTAAATACTCCGCTCAGAGTACGCAGCAATAGCTTCGGGAATTCTCACCCTGGGGCACCAGAAACCCGGCCTAACCGCTGGGTTTTTTTATGCGCGAACGGTTCGACAAGGGCTCACCTACCCAGCGCACCAATTCAACACATCCGCCATGCCTCTGCCTGCATGCACAAATCGCGCGGATTTTCATTACAAGCCTCGCCTTTGCGGGGCTTTTTGCATTCTGGAGTTCCGTATGTACGACCTCCGCCTGGGTGATTGCCTTGAGGTGATGGCGGAAATTCCAGATGGCAGCGTGGATCTGGTGCTATGCGATCTGCCTTACGGGACAACTCAATGCGCGTGGGATAGCGTTATCCCTTTCGAGCCGCTGTGGGATGAATATCGCCGCATCGCTAAGCCAGCAGCTCCGATCGTTCTGACCGCCAGCCAACCGTTCACAACCGCGCTGGTTGCTTCAAACATGCGCGATTTCAAATACTGCTGGGCGTGGAACAAGGTTCTGCCGCGAGGGCACCTGAACGCCAAGCGCCAGCCTCTTCGCGTATATGAGGACGTGGCTGTTTTCTATCGCGCACAGCCGACATACAACCCGCAGAAAACTTGCGGCCACAAGCGCAAGGTTGCACACACGAAGTACGAACGCGCAGGAGAAGGTGAACAGGTATATGGTGCGGAGAAGCGCGACACGCACTATGACAGCACCGAACGTTATCCAACCAGCATCATCACGGTGAGCAACGCGGCGCAGGGCGGCAAGGTCCACCCAACCCAAAAGCCCGTCGCCCTGATGGAATACCTGATCCGCACCTACACGAACGAGGGCGAGACAGTCCTCGATAACTGCATGGGATCAGGCACTACCGGCGTCGCCTGCGCCAACACAGGCCGCTACTTCATCGGCATCGAGCGCGACCCCGGCTACTTCGAGATCGCCCGTTCGCGTATCGAGCAAGCACATCAGGCGCACGTCGCCTAAACCCTTTCCGGCCCCATGACTTTGACTGCTTCCTAGCTCCGAGCGGATAGCGATAGGCATGTGAGGCCGGACCAAACACCAACTGCCCCATGCGGGATAACCGAGATATGAAGATGCCAGACCGTCCCGAGACATGGGCAGTGGCCCTCGCATGGCTGCAGACAATCGCCCCTAGCCTGTATGCATTCGCCCTGTCAGTGACCATCGCTGTATTGCGCGTGGTGTATGGCGGCGGCAATAAGCGGCAGATGGTCCTTGAAGGCGCCCTGTGTGGCCTTGCCACGCTGACCCTTGTCCCGCTGCTCGAATACTTCGGCCTGCCTCAATCGATGGCCACCTTCGTTGGTGGATCTGTTGGATTCCTCGGCACTGAGAAGCTTCGCGACCTGGCTATCCGCTGGGGAGAGAAGAAGGCGGCTGTATGAAGCGCATCGCCTGGCGAGTCGTCATCACCCTCTGCGTACTGAACCTATGCCTGATCGGCTGGGGAGTGGTTGAGGCTGTGCGGTGGGCTGGGTCGTTGGTTTCGTGTGTGTGAGAAAACATAGAGGTTCCTGACATGAGCTTGACCCCGAAACAGGAGGCGTTCTGTCTGGCCTACCTGGAGACGGGTAATGCCAGCGAAGCCTATAGGCGCTCGTACAGCGCTGAGAACATGAAGCCGGCAAGCATCAACGTCGCAGCTTGCAAGTTACTGGGCGACCCTAAGGTGGCCCTAAGGCTGAAAGAGTTGAACGCTGCTGCCGTTACGTCGGCTGTGATGACCCGCCAGGAGGCCTTAGAGAGGCTTTCGACGTTTGCCCGTACCGATCTATCGGATCTGGTGGAGTTCGGCACGTATGAGGTCGGAGAGCAGGATGGGCAGCCGGTTATCCAGGCGGCGTGGAAGATTCGCGATTCCGTTCTTCAGGACCCGGCGAAGCTGGCAGCCATTGCCGAGCTGAGCGCCACGAAGGACGGAGTGAAGATCAAGACTCACTCGCCGCTTCACGCTATCCAGCAACTCGCGAAGATGCAGGGGTGGGAGTCGGCAACGAAACATGAGCTGACCGGCAAAGACGGCGGCCCGATCCAGCATCAGGACATCAGCGATGACCAGCTGAAAGAAAAGCTCGCCGCGCTGGGCTTTGGCCGTGAGGCAAACCAGCTCGCGGGCAAGGTGGTAGGCAATGTCGAACCTAGCGATATTCGAGAAGCTGAAGCAGCAACGGATTGAGCAGGCCCGGCAATCGCTGATGCCGTTTGTGCTGTACACCAAGCAGGACTATGAGTCGGGCTGGTTCAATGAGCTGCTATGCGCCGAGATGGATCAGTTCCTTCTCGACGTAGCGGCCGGCAAGTCACCGCGGCTGATGATCTTCGCTCCGCCTCGTTCGGGCAAGAGCGAGATCGCCTCGCGACGCTTCCCTGCATACGCACTGGGTCGTTTCCCGAGCTGGAACATCATTGCGTGCTCGTACTCGTCCGACCTTGCTAACCGCATGTCGCGCGATACGCAGCGGGTGATAGATCAGCGTGAATATGCAGAGCTGTTCCCTGATACGGCGCTGTCCCAATCCCGCACCGGCTCCAGTGGCGCTATCCGCACCGCTGAGCTGTGGGAGACGGTCAAGGCTGATGGCGACCTAGCAGGCGGCTCGTATCGTGCTGCAGGCGTAAACGGCGGCATCACCGGCCAGGGCATGAACATCGGCATCATCGATGACCCGGCCAAGGACTACAAAACAGCAGCCAGCGCCGCGTATCAAGAAGCGGTGATGGACTGGTACGACACCACATTCTTTACCCGTCGCGATCCGAAGCTGAACGGCATTGTCATTATCCTGACCCGCTGGCATCAGCTTGACCTTGCCGGGCAGTTGCTTGCTCGCGCAGAGAAAGGAGGCGAACAGTGGCGTGTCGTTTCCTTCCCAATGGAAGCCGAGAAGACCGAGTTTCACGAACTGAACGGCCAGCGGCTAAAGCTGCGTGAGCCTGGCGACATCCTGTTCCCTGAGCGGATGCCGCGTGAGTTCGTGGAGGCGTGCAAGCGCTCCGGCTCGCTGTCGTGGAATGCTCTGTACCAGCAGCGGCCAACGACAAAAGGCGGCGGCGTCATCAAGTCCGACTGGTTCGGCTATTACCGCGTCCTGCCTCGCATCAAGTGGCGGGCCATCTATGCCGACACGGCGCAGAAAACGGCCAACCACAACGACTACAGCGTGTTCCAGCTCTGGGGCATGGGTGAGGACGGAAACGCCTACATGCTCGACCAGATCCGCGGCAAGTGGGAAGCCTGGGAGCTTGAGATTAAGGCGGCGGCGTTCTACCAGAAGCACAAGGCGTATGACCCGAAGCACCCGTCACCGATTCGCTACATGGCAATCGAGGACAAGGCTTCGGGTACTGGCCTGATCCAGAACATCCGCAAGAAGGCAGGCGCGCCCGTGAAGGCGATCCCGCGCGGCACTGACAAGGTAACGCGCGTGCTGGATGTGCAGGGTTTCATCGAGTCGGGATATGTCCGGCTCCCTGATCCATCCGCATCGCATTCGCACACAGCCGCCGAGTGGGTTAGCGACTTCATCATGGAGGCTGAGGCCTTCTCGCTGGAAATGTCGCACGCCCACGACGACCAGATAGACCCGATGTGTGACGCCATCAGCGACATGCTCGGCGGCACGAAATCAACCGGCTTCGATTGGCTATAGGAATCCCCATGAGCGAAGACACAAAGCCGCGCCTTCGCTACTCCAGCGACGGAACGATGATCGCCAGCAATGACGGCCTGAAGAACGTTATATCTGGCATGGGCACCGAGCGGGACCGGCGCACGCATTCGCAGTTCAACTACGGGGCCGGCAACGACAGTGCCGAACTCGAAGCGGCGTATGCCACCAACTGGATTGCCCGTCAGGTTATCGACGCTCCGGTAGACGATGCAACCCGCGAGTGGCGTGTCTTCTCGATTGATGAGGCCGCCGAGATCCGCAAGGCCGAGAACGCCATGAACCTGCAGGGCGTCACGCAGGAGGCGTTCAAGTGGGCGGGGCTATACGGCGGCGCGGGTGTGCTGCTCATCACCGACCAGCCGCTCGACAAGCTGCTGGATCACAAGAAGATCAAGAAGGGCTCACTGAAGCGTTTGCTCGTTCTCGACCGGATGCTTATCACCGGCCAGGACTACAACGTCAGCGATCCGATGGCAGCGAACTACATGCTGCCGAACTACTACATCGTCAACGGTGGGCGGCTTCCGATCCACCACAGCCACTTCGTTCGTGCGCCAGGGGCGAAACTGCCGCTTCGTCTGCGAATGATCAACCAGGGCTGGGATGACTCGCAGCTCCGCCGCTGCATGGAAGACATCAAGGATGCGGTTTCGGCCAAGTCCGGCGTAGCGAGCCTGATTCAAGAGGCGAACGTCGACATCATCAGCAAGGACGGGTTGAGCGACATCCTGTCCAGTGGTGACATGGATACAGCTGTAGCCTCCCGCTACCAGATGTTCGGGATGATGAAGTCCATGTTCCGGCTCGGCCTGCTCGACTCCACCGAGGAATATAACCGCCACGCTGCCTCCTTTGGCGGCCTGGGCGAGATCCTGTCCACGCTGATGGAGTGGGTGTCGGGCGCTGCTGAAATCCCCATGACGCGCCTGTTCGGCGTCCAGTCAAAAGGCATGGGCGATTCTGGCAAAGGCGACATGAACAACTACTACAACGCGATCCGTGGCAAGCAGGAGAGCGATTACCGCCAGTTCCTCGAAGCGATCGACAAGGTCCTGATCCCGTCGGCGCTGGGTTCGATGCCTGATGACTGTGAGTTCGACTGGAATCCGCTGTCGCAGCCGTCCGATACCGAACTGGCTCAGCAGCAGCTGGCCTTTGCACAGTCCGATGACATCCGACTGGCTCAGGGCGTTGTGCGCCGCTCTCAAGTGGCCCGCAAGCTGGCAGAGCAGGGCGTTTATGCCATCGGTGACGACGACATAGACCAGATGGAAACCGACGAGAAGGCCGAGCGAGATGGAGAAGACTTTATCCCCCTTGCAGGCCTTGGCGGAGGCGAACCAGGCACTGCTGAAGAAGCGGGCAAGGTCAGCGAAACCGATTCAGCCTAAAGACACCGCCGAGCGTTATTACCGGGGGCAACTCCGGGCGCTCGTGCGGGAGATGGCGAAGGCGGTCGATGCAGAGCTCACGCCGATCCTGAAAGCTGAGTACACCGCTGATTCACCTCTCGTTGACCGCATCATTGCGGCGCTGAACAGGATGGCGGCTCGCTTCACCGGCACAGTCTACGCCAATCAGGCACACCGGCTCGCTCAGTCAACGCTGAGCATGGCCGAGGCCGATAGCACGGCTGCGTTCGTGTCCTCTGTGAATCGCGCCGTTGGCGTCGACATGGGGCGGCTCATATCGAGCGAGGGGCTTCAGTCCTACCTTGATATGGCCGTTGCCGAGAACGTCGCGCTGATCAAGTCGCTCGGTTCCGAGTACTTCAGCAAAATCGAACAGGCTGTCCTGAGCGGAATGCGGGCCGGCGAATCGACTACGGTCATCGCCCGACGTATTCAGGAAGAAACAGGCAGTACCTACAAGCGCGCCAAACTGATCGCTCGCGACCAAATGGCCAAGGTCAATTCGGATGTTGTGCGCAGACGACAGCAGCAGGCCGGCATCGCCCGGTTCCGCTGGTCGACGTCGAAGGATGAGCGCGTGTCCGGCAACCCGGCCGGCAAGTACCCGAACGCCAAGGTGAAGTGCTACCAGATTGCCCGACAAGACATTGGATTTGGGCCTGGCGTCTACCTGATCGACAAGGGCGCTAAGTACGCCGGCGAAACGGGGCTGTTCCCCGGAAGGGCGCACATAAATTGCCGCTGCGTCGCGGTGAGTCTTATCGAAGGCGTCGACTACTAAGGAACCACCGCATGAAGATTCTGCTTCAGGATCGTGCGGCCATCCCTGTTCCATCCCATCGCGAATACTCAGAAAACGGCTACCTCAAGGTGCCGGGACGGGTCGCGCTCGCGGGGAATGTACAGCAGTACCTGGCTAGCGAGCTGGGGCTTACGGATCGGCCAGGCAATACCGTCGTTAACGTCTATCGGCCGCCTGAATCGGTATTCGATCCGGCATCGCTGGCGACCTACGACAACGCGGACGTGACCGTCGAGCATCCGACCGAGATGGTCGATGCAGGCACGTTCAAGCGCGTAGCGGTCGGTCACGCAATCAGCCCCGGCCGGCAAGAGGGCATCGCCGTCGTCGTCGATCTCCTGATCAAGGATGCCGAGGCGATCAAGGCCATCGAAGGCGGCAAGGCTGAGCTTTCCGCTGGCTACCTCGCGGAGTACGTCGAGCAGCCTGGCACGACCCCAGACGGCACCCCCTACGAATTCATCCAACGCGGCATCGCCGTGAACCATATCGCCTTGTGCGATCAAGCGCGTGCGGGCCGTCTCGCTCGCCTGTTTGACACCAAACCAGCCGAGGAGGCTGTCATGACTCATAAAGTAACGCTGGATTCTGGCGTCAAGATTGAGGTTGCTGACGAGGCATCCGCAGTCCTGCTCCAGTCCACCATCGACGGCCTCCGCAAAGCTGCGCGTGACGCCGAGGAAGCCAAGGCCAAAGCCGAAGCCGAGAAGGCCAAAGCCGAAGCCAAGGCCGACGCCCTGGACGAAGAGAACGAGGAACTGAAAGAGAAGGCCTCGGAAGATTCGATCAGCAATCGCCTGGCTGATGTTCTGGCCGTCACCGATGCAGCCCGCAAGCTGGCCGGCACTGAATTCACCTGCGACTCCGTGAGCCCGATCGAGATCAAGCGCGCCGCTCTGGCCGTTCGCAATCCGAAGCGCGCCTGGGCAGACAAGGCTGAAGCCTACGTGCTGGCCGCCTGGGACTCCGAAATGGAGAAGAAGGAAGCCGAGGACGAGGAAGACGAGAAGAACAAGGGCAGCACGGCTGATTCTCACCGCCAATTCGGCGCTGATCTGGCGAACGTGCCGACCGGTGACGCACAACCAACCATCGATGCAGCCTATCAGGCCCGCATGGAACGTACTGCCAACGCCTGGAAGGGGAACTAATCCATGTCCGTTACTCAAGATACTTTCAGCCAGTACTCCGGTATCGGCTTCCACGGCCAGCAGAACACCGACTTCCCGTCGTGGATCAGCTCGCAGCACGCCGAAGGCGGCGCGATCCCGTTCGGCGTAGCGGTCAGCTTCGGTACTGCCGACCATCAGGCTGTACTCGGCGGCGCTGCATCGGCTGATCTGATCGGCGTGACCGTCCGCACTCAAGCGGTCGAGAACAACGCTGCCGGCGAATCCGTTTACGCCGAAGACAAGGCCATGTCCGTCATGGAGAAGGGCCGCATGTTCGTGACCGTCTCCGATGGCGCTACTCGTGGCGCTGCGGTGTACGTGGTTCCGGCTACTGGTGAGCTGGTTTCCACCGTCGGCACCAACGTGGCCCTGACCGGCGCCCGCTTCCTGCGCAGCTGTGCTGCCGGCGAAGTCTCTGAAATCGAAATCAAGTAAGGAGCGACACAATGCGCCAGAACACCTTTGACGCCGGCCCAGCGGCCGCAATGTCGTTCCTGATCAGTCAGCGGACGCACATCGAGACCAAGGTCTACGAGACCAAGTACCCCGACGTTACCTATGCCGAGCTGATCCCGGTCGACACCAGCGCTCCCGAGTGGGCGCCGATCGTTGCCGTTGCCTCGGTAGATGCTCGCGGCGAACTGGCCTTCGTTGGCCCGAACAGCAACGACATCAACCGCGCGGACGTTGGCTACAAGCTGGGTACTCACCCGGTGCAGACCGCTGCGCTCGGTTACGGCTACAGCCTGGAAGAGATCAACCAGGCTCGACTGATGAACATGAATCTCAGCGCCGACAAGGCCGCTGCAGCCATGCGCATCGCCGAGCAAGGCCTGAACAAACTGGCATACCTCGGCAACGTCGAAGCCGGCTATGAAGGCCTGTTCAACACTGCAAGCGTTGGCGTTAGCGCTGCCGGTAGCACCATCGCCGCTCTGGTGGCTGGTGCGACTGACGTTGCGGGCGCTCAGGCCGTCGTGACCTTCTTCCAGCAGTCGATTGATCAGGTCTACCTGACCAACACGAACACCACGTTCGCGCCGACCCACATCATCCTCCCGCCTGCCCAGCGCAATCTGTTGGCATCGGCCATCCTGCCGTTCGGCGGGAACATGACCCTGCTGCAGTACCTGGAGATGAATCTGGTATCGGGCCGCTCCGGCAAGGTCCAGTTCGTTCCGGACCTGAGCCTGAAGGGCGCGGGCGCTGGCGGCGTGGACCGCATGATGGTCTACACCCGCTCGGAAGAGACCGCCAAGTTCCATCTGCCGATGGGCTTCAACTTCCAGTCCCCGTATCAGGACACCGCTCTGTCGTGGTTCATCCCGGGCATCCTGCGTACTGGCGGCACTGAAATCCGCGTACCCAAAGCGCACCAGTACCGCGACGGGGTGTAATCATGACCACGCTCACCAACGTGTCAAAGCAGTTGGTGGCCGTGACCGATGCCGGGGTGATGAAAGATATTCGCCCCGGCGCATCGGTCGACGTGGATGGTCGCCAGAACTGGAAAGATGACCTGTTCGTCAAGGCGGGATGGCTGAAGCTGTCCGAGCCTGAGCCGGTCAAAGCCGAACCTGAAAAGGTGGAGCCGCAAGAGACAAAGCCGACGCGCCGCAAGCGCTGACGCACCGCCCCGCTTCGGTGGGGCACCAATTCCAGCATGCGGGCCATGTGCCGGCATGTTATGTTTCGTTTGCGGCTAGGGTAGCTCCCGAAAAGCGATTACCTCATCGCCTGCCGCATCCTATATAGAGGCATCGAAGCGAGGTATTCGATATGAGCGACAAAATGCGAGAAGAGTTTGAGGCGGCATATCAAGCCGAGAGTGACGGCAGAGGGAAGTTTCAGCCGGCGCCGTTCACAACCTACCCGGATGGCGCCTATGCAATTCCGATGGTGGATATGGCTTGGTGGGCATGGCAAGCATCCCGCGCTGCGCTGCTGATTGAGCTGCCCCGTGATGACGTATATTGCGACGATGAAGCCATAGCCGCACTGAACGACTGCCGCGAAGCCATCGAAACCGCAGGCGTGAAGTGCACCTAACCTAAACAGCAAGACCCAAGACCCAGCCAAGTGCTGGGTTTTCACATTTTAGGCCTCGCATCTGCGGGGCTTTTTGCATTCTGGAGCGCCGCATGGATATCACCGCTGACATTGTGCAGGCCTTCCGTGGCTACTACAGCGAGTTCGCCGACACAGCCGCTTGGCCTGACGCCGACGTGATCCGCGCGCTTGAAGAAGCCGACGACGAGACGGGCGCCCGCTGGGGTGCCTACAAGCATCGCTCGATCAAGCTGCGGGGGATGTTCGCCTTTGCTGCGCATCGCCTCGCTATGGGCAGCCTGCGCCGATCTGTGGTCGAGAATGGTGGCATGGCTTCGATGCCTTACGCCGTATCGAGCAAGTCGGTTGCTGATGAGTCGGTTTCCTACGCGGTGCCGAGCCCGACAGTGGCTGAGCAGATCGCAAACGGTGATTTGACGTTGACTATCTACGGGCTCGAGTTCCTGCGCCTGCGTAAGCGTGCCGGGGCCGGCGCCCTGATGGTGTAGCCGTGAAAATGCACACGTCCGTAGCGGGCGGCGACAGGCTCGGCACCAAACTCCGGCAGATCCGCGAGCGTCTGCAGAAGAACAGCGGCGTGCTCATTGGGTTGCCGGCCGGGACAGGCAGTTACGAAGACGGCGCACCCATTGCGGTGATTGCAGCGGTTCAGGAGTTTGGCTCGGCAGACGGGCGAATCCCTGAACGATCGTTCCTGCGTGTGCCGCTGCGGCAGAACGCTGAGACATTTCAAGCCATCTGGCGCGCTCAAGTCCCGAAGGTGGTAGACGGCGACATGACGATGCACCAGGTGATGAGCCAGCTAGGCGCCCGCGCGGTTGCGGTGAGCCAGGAGGCCATCTCTGAAGGCATTGCGCCGGAAAACGCCGAGTCGACCAAGAAGCGCAAGGGTTCCAGCAAGCCGCTGATCGATACCGGCGCGCTTCGGCAGTCAATTACTTTCATCGTCGAGGACTGATCATGTTGAGCATGCAGGACCATATCGACGGCACGTTCAACAGCCCGGTCGAGGGTGGGGTGAAGCGGCTCAAGCCCGCAACTGGCGGCGGCTACACCGGCCCGGGCGGAACATGGCAAGACGGCGCTCCGGCTGAAGAGATCACGCTGACCCGCGTGAACATCCAGCCGGCCAGCCTGAAGACGATGCAGATCCTCGTCGCCCTGGGCGGAACGGCTAACCCGCAAGACGTTCGGCTCGTGCATATCAACGACGGGGTGAACTACCTCTATCCCGACGACGACGGCAAGTTCGCGGACCTCCTTGAGTTCTCCGACGGCGTAGCGGTGCGTCAGTGGCGCGTCATCCAGTGTGATAACCGGCCCTGGCGGAACTTCTGCAAGGCCATCGTCGAACGATTCCGGGGGTCTTGATGGAAACCATCGAAGAGCTTCACCCGGTCTTTCAGCAGCTCGTTCAGCTCGCTACGGGTGTCGACACAGTGATTCTCGCCAACCAGGGCAAGCCAGCGCCGGCCGGGCTGTATGCGACCTATCTGCCTGTTCCGGTGCGCGCGTATGGGCACGTCAGGCGCGAGCGGACAGACGTACCAGCAACCGAGCCATTCGACCCGGAACTAGGCGAATGGACGGACTTCGACGAGAAGGCGTTGACCTCGATGCAGTTCATCCTCTCGGTGAACATCCTCAACGAGGGCGCAGCCACGGCAGCGATGAAGCTGCATAACGCGAACTTCCGAGGGCCTATCTCGAAGTTCCTGTTCGAAAACAAAATCGCTTGGCGCTACGTCAGCGATACGCGAAACCTGACCGGGCTCATGCAGGCCGGTGTTCAACCGCGTTACCAATCGGACATTCACCTCTTCATTGAGGCGTCTGTCTCCTACACCGTCCTGCGCGCTGCAGGATTCAGCCTTGAACTGTCCGACGAAACCGGCAACCCACTGAACGGAGCCTGACATGGCCTATCCTGTCGACAACATTATCCCCGTCAACGTCATCATCAGCCCGTCCGGCCTGGGTTATGCCAACTTCTCCAGCGCGTTCGTATTCGCTGATCAGGCTGACCTCGCCTCGCTGGTGACCTTCGACGCGAACACGTACCGCGACTATGCGACCACTTCCGAAGTCGCCGAAGACTTCGCTACTGACAGCGCGGTCTACCACATCGCGACCCGCTACTTCGCGCAGATCCCGAAGCCGCCGCAAATCAGCGTGTGGATGAAAGACCCGCTTGACACCGGCATCGTCGACACGCTCAACAAGGCGGCCGACGAAGCCTGGCGCTATCACCAGTTCCTCAAGCTGTCCGACCTCACCGAAGCGAACGCGCTGGCGGTGGGCGACTGGGGCGATGCGAACAGCCGCGCTATCTGGGCAACCTTCAGCGCTGCCGGCATCCTCGATCCGCAGTCCGACACTGACATCATGTCTGTGCTGCAGGCCAAGGGTAATCGCCATATGTTCGCCGGCTTCAAGTCGAGCGGCCAGGTAGCGACCGACCCGACCCAAGCCTATGCCATGTGCCAGCTTGCCGCGGCGTTCCACAAGTTCCGCCCCAACGGCCAGCGCACCGCCATTACCGGCGAGTTCCAGGTGCTGCCAGGCGTCATGGGCGATGACCTGTCGACCACGGCCTATAACGCGCTGACCGCCAAGAATGGCGTGTTCTTCACGCAGATCGAATTGGCAGGCCAGACCGACAACAGCCGAGTGATCAACTCCAAGTCAATGTCCAGCTTCGGCGAGTTCATCGATGACGTGGTGAACCTTGATGTGCTGAAAAACTACCTGCAGGTCGATGGTTACAACTACATCGCAGGCGCTGGCACCAAGCGTCCTCTCGATCAGCGCGGCTATGCCGGCCTGCTGGATGTCCTGGGCGCTACCTGTAAGAAGTTCTTCGACAACGGCGTGCTGGGCACTGGCACTTACATCGACCCAATGGACGGCGTAACCAAAGTCGCAGATTACGGGTTCGTGATCATGTCGAAGCCGGAAGACGTGCTGAGCCTGTCCGTAGCCGACAAGCGCGCCCGCAAGTTCCCGCTCACCACCATCTATGTCGTCCTGGCTCGCGCCGGCCACGTCGCAGAAATCAACGTCAACGTCGAATAAGGATTCTGACCCATGGCTATGTATCGCTACGGTGCCGACGGCGCCAACCTGACCGTGTTCGGCATCCCTATTTCTGAGTTTGGCGATTCCGACCCGGCTATCACCATCGAAGACATCGAGCAGCGTTCTACCCTGAAGCGCGGCATCGGCCGGACTTCGGTGCGTCTGGACAACCAGACCCGGCCCAAGCGGCTCACTATCAACCTGATGCCCGGCTCTGACGAAGTGCGCCAGATCCTCGCCGCGGAGAAGTCCGGCGTCGACGCGACGTTCAGCTTCCGCCAGTCGGGCACCGTCGAGATGGTTGCTGGCTTCGATGGCGTGCTGGTTACCCGCGGCTCCATGGGGCGTGCTGGCAAGACTAGCGTTTCCGATGAGTCGTTCGTGTTCGAGTTCGCGGACAGCGAGGAAACCTAATGGCTCGCTCATTCACCGTTGAAGCTGGAGGCGTCGAGTTCAAGGGCTCCACGGCCCCAGCTAAGGCGCAAATCGAGATGCTGCACATTGCGGGGCGGACGGGCTTGATCGTCTCCCTGCAGGAGAAAGCGTCCGATATGGCCCTTGTGGTCGCGCTGACGCAGATTCACCCGGACGACTTCACCGCACTGCGCAAGCTGTGTTTTGTGTCCGGCAAGGAAGATCTTGTAGTTCGCGCTGCGGACAACGTGCCGGTAGGTGAGAACCTGTTTCAGGACGCTCCGCAGGACTTCTACCTGCTGGTCGGCCGGGCGCTGGTGGAAAACCTCAGCCCTTTCTGGCAGCTCCGCAAAGCAACCGTCGAAGGCTCGGCGGAGCAGACAGCGAGCCACTAAACCCGTTTGTGGACTGGTTCCTCTGGCGTCCGTGCGCGGGCCTGGGGGCAACCTGTCCACCGCTGGCGAAGTGGTCGGACATGCTCGACGGAACCTACGATCTGGTTGACGTGCAAATGATGCACTGCGTCATGGACGAGATTGAGCATCAGGTGGAGCGTGCTCTCAATAAGTGATGGCGCTGCGCTATTCTGCGGTCATGAAGAAACTGCGCGTCAGCTACGAGCTCGTCGACGACAAGGGCGAAATCATTTACAGCCGTGTCCACGAGATGCGGCCAAGTGATGGCGTGCCTGGTCGTCCGATGAAGCTCAAAGCAAACGGGTCAGGGCTGCAGATCGCCGTACATAACGAAGCTGTTGCCTTCTGGCGCGAGCTGGTCATGCTTGGGCATCTGGACGACTACGTGAGGTCGCAGCACATGCCGATGCTGCTTCCGCCAATGGATGGGGATGAAGAATGCGAGTAGTGGCGGCCCTGCTCTTGTTGCCCGCGCTGGTTTATGCCGTTGCGCCTGGCGAGAAGACCGATCAGCAGTTCATGGCTGACGCCGAGACGATCTGTCAGCACGACGCAACCGAGCGAGGCGAGACCGAGCCCCGACAGTTTGCTTACTGCATGGAAAGGCAGCGTGACGGGCTGGCTCGGGTAACCAGTCACAGCGCGCAGTACACCCAAATGTTCTACGCCGAAGTGTCGTACCCATATTGCTACGGCGAGTGGACGAATCGCGATATCTCTAACGTCCGAATGATTGCTTACTGCCTAGATCAAGAGATCGAAGGCTTCAAGGATGTCCGCTATTACTCTGGCAAATTCGGCGAGGATCGCGTTCACGAAATCGTGATGCCGGTGCTCAATGACCTGCACTCTTGGCGGGCTGCCGGGAATGCCGTTAAGAGGCAGCTTGACCCTGCCCCATAGCTACTCGGTAGAAACAGACCCGCTTCGGCGGGTTTTTTATTGCCCGAATTTAGGAGTTCACCATGACCGAAGTCGTCGACGAGCTGCTGGTCAGGCTCGGCTTGGAGACCGATGCGAAAGGTTTCAAGGAGGCGAACAACCAGTTCGCCGGTATCCGCAGCGCCGCCTTGAAGCTTGGCGCCATCATCGGCGGCGGTGTCGGATTCCATGACCTGACCGTCGGCGTGGCTGCGGCGCGTGACGAGCTTGGCAAGTGGGCAAAGGACGCCGGAGTCAGCATTCAGTTTGCTGACAAGCTGCGTCATGCGATGGAGAAGTTCGGCGGCACAGAGGCTGACTCTCGCGGCCTGATCGATGTTGCCAACAACTTGCGGGAAGCCGCCAAGTGGGGCGAGCTGGCCGAAAGGTCGTTTACCTCAATGGGGTTCAACCCCCAACGCATCCAACAAGAGAACATGAGCGTCGAGGAGACGATTGATTTCATCTCCCGCGGGCTAAGCAACATAAGCGACCGCGACGAGCGGAACCGCATTGCTGAGTCGATGGGGATCAACAACCCATTCACGCGCAACATGCTTGCCGACTACAGCGGGATGCAGGCGGAGTTCAAGCGCGCCGAAGAGCTTGGCCTTGTAACCGAAGAGATCACCAAGAACGCCGCAGCATTCAACGATGCGATGACAGACGCCGGGCGGGTGGTCCGAAGCCTCAAGGACATGATCGCCAACGAGCTGCTACCGGGGATGGCGGACTGGGTAACAAGCGCGGCGGAGTGGACGGCACAGAATCGAGCACAGATCCAGAAGGGGCTGGACATCGCCGGGAATCCTGGCGGCGCCTTGCTTTTGGAGTGGGCGAAAGACTCGTCAGCTGAAGACGAAGACGGGTTTCTCGACAAGCTGTGGAGCGGCCTGAAATCTGCCAACTCGCCCGGAATGGGGATGGAATTCGGGCTGCTGCGCAAGCTGCTCGGGCTGCCTTCCTCGCCGTCAGCATCGGCAGGCGGCTTTTCAAATGACGCCATTTTCGATGCCCTGATCCAGCAGGAGTCTGGCGGTCGCCACTACGGTGACGGCAGCTTGCTCCGCTCGGGCAAGGGCGCGCGCGGAATAACGCAGGTCATGCCAGCTACGGGCCGCAATCCTGGCTACGGCGTCTCGCCACTGGCGAACGACTCGAAAGAGGAATACCTGCGCTTCGGTCGGGAATACCTGGCCGCGATGATGAAGGAATTCGACGGAGATACTCAGAAGGCGCTTGCGGCTTACAACGCAGGCCCTGGTGCGGTGAAGAATGCCGTCGCAAGTCACGGCGCCAACTGGCTCTCCGCGATGCCGGGCGAAACCCAAGCCTATGTCCCGTCGATTATGGGTCGGGCGGGGGCGAGCGGAACAACCAACTACTACAGCATCGACGCCAGGGGCTCGACCGATCCGGCGGCAACCGAGGCCGCGGTTCGTCGCGTCGTCGACGAGCGTATTCAGAACGCAGCCCAGATCAGCCGAGACGACTTCCCGAACAACGTCGAATAGGAATCAACCATGTCTCTAGTCGGCATATTCAGCAAGTCGCGCCCGGACATTGGCGGGCTGTTCTTCGACGCACTGCTTGAGGAATCGAGCGAGCTCGTAACGGATGTCACGGAATACCCGATAGAGACGGGCGCGATCGGCAACGACCACGCCGTAGAACGCCCGCTGCGGCTGACCATGACGGTTGCGCTGTCTGACAATCCGGTGAAAGCGGCGCTGGCTGAGGCGACCGGCACCTTCGAGGGGATTGCCGGGCCTGTCGTCGGAACGGCAGTGGGTGCTGTCATTGGCACTCTTGGAGGCACAGCGGCTGCTGTGGTGGGCGTTGCCGGCTCAATCCTGACCGAGCTGGCCGGAAGCGGTGAGCAGCGCTCAGGGAAGATGATCAAGGCCATCCGCACTTTGCAGAGCAGTCATCAGCTCATCACAGTCGTCGGCTCGAAAGGCGCCTATGACAACGTAATGATCACGAACACCCGCGTTCAGGTCACCAAGCAGAACGAGGGCGGGCTCGAACTGGTGGTGGAGATGCGCCGGCTCGTCGTGGTGGATAACGCCGCGAACGCCGCGATCGTGAAACAGAACCTGCCGGCAAACGACACGGCAACGACTCAGGCGCAGCCGGAAAACAATATTGGCGAGGTGGGCTTGCAATGAGAACGATCCCACTCCGCGCGGGCGATGCCTTTCTGCGCTTTGGCGTCACGCTTGCCGGCACCTACGTTCAGTTCCGGCTGCGTTGGTCTACTCGTCACAGCTATTACACCGTCGACATGCGCCGAGACGATGGCACTGCTATCGCCCTTGGCCGGGGCCTTCACCCGAACATCAACCTGCTCGCCGGATTGAACCTCGCGCTTGGCCGGGTCGTGCTTGAAGGGGAGGCGCCGACCATCGCCAACCTGGGCATAACCAACAAGCTGCGGTGGTATCCAGATGAGTAAACTTTTCGGACGAAACTACCGGCTGACCATCAAGAGTGGCGCGGATGAGCTGGTGTATGAGCCGCCGATGCAGGTCCGTTTCAGCATCGATATCTGGCCGGGCAACGCGGGCGGGGTTGCGGAAATCACCTTGTACGGCGCGTCACGCGATACGAGAAAGGCGATCTACGCCAAGTTCGACAGCATTGCACTCTCAGCAGGATACGGCGAGCGCGTCGGCCTACTGTTCGCCGGCGACATCATCAATATCGAGATCGGCCGCGAAGGCGTCGACAAGTACATCAAGTTCTATGCGCGCCCGTCGGGGCAGGCGCAGGCGGGTGCGTTCATCAGCAAGTCATGGGGCGCCAACACGCCGCAGATCGACATCATCCGCGAGATTGCGGAATCGTTGCTGCTGCCGGTGGAGTTCATTGGCGACTTCTCCGACCTGCCGCGGGCGCTGAAAGGCCGGAGCATGTGCCGCTCTTCGATCGACTGCATGAACGAGATGGCCGAGCTTCACGGCTTCACCTGGTTCATGGGGGCAAACCGGCTGGTCATCATTCGGACCAAGGACGGGATTGCCGCAGAGACGAGGCAGGGCGAGCCGCATGTTATCTCAGCCGCAACGGGCATGGTCGGCTCTCCGCAGATCCTGATTCAAGGCGTCGATGTGAAAACCAAGCTGAACGCCTCGATTATTCCGGGCGACACGGTGGACATCCAGGCCGAGACGCGCCAGTTCGCGTTCTCTGGCGTCTATGAGTACCAGATGGATCGCGACCCCACGGGCGGCAACGGGCTCTACAGCGTCCTTGGCGTGAAGCACGAAGGCGACTTCTACGGCGACACCTGGGACACGTCAGTTAGCGGGGTGCGCAAGACATGACCGAGCCAAGAGTGAACCCGTTAACGCCTCTCATAAAGGACGCCGTTAACACATCGCTGCGCAACCTGATGGTGTGCCTGCCTGGCAAGGTGGTTTCCTTCGACCCCGACACGCAGATGGCGCAGGTGGAGTGCGGGATTCAGAAGCGCATCAATGGTGTGTTCCGCACGATTCCGGTTATCGACAGCGTGCGCGTCCAGTTCTCCGGCGACAACGAATGGTACTTCTGGCACCAGATCAAGCCGGGCACGGAGGGGCTGATTCACTTCAGCCAACGCGCGGTCGACACATGGAACGATCAGGGCGGGCCAGTGGCTCCGCATGAACTGCGGATGTTCTCGCCCGAGGATGCCTACTTTGTGCCCGGCATTCGCTCAACGCCTCGCATCATCCCTGGCTTCGTCAATGAAGGCGTCGGCATGAGCAGTTACGACGGCGCGACCCGGATCCATCTCTCGCCCGGCAAGATCAGCTTGAAGGCTGCCGTGATCGAGATGGATGCGGACAGCATCACGCAAACCGCCAGTACGCTTACGGTTCAGGCCGATACCGCAACAACCGGCGCACTGACAAACAACGGAAAGAACGTTGGCAGCACTCACGAGCACAGCGGCGTGCAGACCGGGCCGAGCAATACAGGAGCGCCGACGTGATCAGAAACTTCGTAAACGGCGACATCGTGACCAGCGGCGAGCACTTCGCCAAAGGCAAAGAGGCAACCCGGCAAGGCGTCATTCGGCGCCTTCGTCTTTTCCTGGGCGAATATTTCCTTGATGCAACCGACGGGACGCCCTGGTTCAGCGGGATTCTCGGCAAGACCGATCAGGACTTCGCAGAGGCCACGCTCAAGCGCCGCATCATCACCACGCCGGGCATCATCGGCATCAGCTCGTTTTCTCTCACCATGGAGCAGAGGGAGCGCCGCATCACCGTTCAGGCCAGCGTCATCGACGTGAACAACGAGCAGCTACTGATTGAGCTTTCGGGCGATCCGCTCTCGATGCTCTAGCCGAACAATGGAACACCCAGCCCGCCGCGTGCGGGCTTTTTATTGCCTGGGAGAAACTAATGGCCGAAATCACAGCGTCAGGCGTTACGGGTACGTCGCTCAGCGAATACCTGGCGGCCATGCGGGCGCGTTATCTGGATATCGACGACGCCTGGAACATCAATCCGGAGTCGCCGGACGGCCTTCAGATCGCCGCATGGTGCGAGGCGCTGGCGAACCTCGATGAGCAAGTCACATTTGCTTATCAATCCTGCGATCCGCAAAGCGCCATAGGCCAGCAACTTGACCGAATCGCGATGTTTGCCGGGCTGTCTCGGCAGGATGCGACCTTTTCCACGGCCACCGTCTCGTTTACTGGCGTGGATGGCACAGTCATTCCGGTCGGTACGCAGATTCGCAATAAAGCCACAGACACGCTGTGGGCAACAGATGGTGTGGTCACGCTCTCGGGAGGCGTGGGCTCCGTCGGCGTGACCTGTACCGAAGCCGGGGCTGCTACTGCATCGCCTGGCGATCTTTCGATAATCGCGACCCCTGTTGGTGGCCTGCAGTCGGTCACGAACATTGCTGCCGCATCGCTAGGGCTGGACGAAGAGGCTGATGATGCCTTTCGGTCGCGGCGCAATGCCTCGGTTGCGTTGCCAGGCTCGAACCAGATCGACAACATTTACGCCGCGGTTGGCAACGTAGATGGCGTGAAGCAGGTGAAGGTCTTCGAGAACTCAGAAGACGCAACGGATGCTGACGGGGTAGCGGGACACTCGATGGCTATCTTCGTCGACGGCGGCAGCGATGAGGATGTGCTGAAGGCCATCGCCTCACGCAAAAACCCCGGCTGCGGACTCAATCGCGACAGCGCCTTCCCCAACAAGATCACCGCCGACACGACCACACCGAAAGGGCAGCCGGTCAACATCACCTTCTTCAGGCCTGAACTGATCACGGTCTACGTGCTCGTCCAGATCGCAAGCAGCACGCTATCTGAACAGGACAAAGTGCGGATCAAGGACGAAATGGTGGCCTACTCGCTGCTGGGCTTTCAGAGTCAGTCGGGCTTCAATCGCGAGGGATTCCGCATCGGCGAAAACGTAGCGGCTGGCCGCCTCTATACGCCGGTGAACTTCATCGTCGCGGGTAACGGCTACGTCCAGTCGATCATGCTCGGCTTTGATCCGGGTACGATCGATAGCCAAGTTCTCGCCCTGGCATTCAACCAGCTTGGCGCGCTCGATGCGGCGAACATCACGGTGGAGTATGTCTGATGGATCACGCCAAGAAAGCACTTTCGCGCGTCTATTGGCAGTACCGCAACGCGCCGAAAATGCGCGAGTGGCTGCAAATCCTGCCGAAGATGGCGCAGGCCGAAATCGAAGCATCGCTCGGCCAAATCGTTGACCTGCTCGACATCGACAGCGCATCGGGCCATCAGCTGGAAATCATCGGGCGTATTGCCGGCATCGACCGACCGCGCATCCGTTCCGACGCATTGCAGGTGTTCGCCTACAACGGAACGATCGGCGCTCAGCCCTACGACACGGCACCATATCGCGAGCCTGGCACGGAGTTGCCGACAATCCTGCTGCCGGACTACCTATACCGCGTGCTGATCAAGGCAAAGATCATGCGCAACAACGGCGCGGCGACATTGGATGATGTGAAGGCTGCTGTCGACTTCATCTTCGGCGTGGATAGCACCGTCATCGATGCCCAGGACATGAGCATGGCCACCGTCTGGCTGGAAGAGGGCGTGGTGGCAAACCTGCTCGTTCTCGTTCAGGAGTTCGACATCATCCCGCGCCCTCAAGGCGTGCGGATTCGCAAGATCGCAAAGAACGAATACCCCTTCGCCTACAAAGGCACTTTCTCAGCCCAGCCATACGGCGTGGGTAGTTACGTCACGCCCGCTTAAGGAGCACTAGAGATGGCGAGAAGCGATAGTTTCACTAAGAAGTGGGCCAGCGTCCCTGCGCAGTTCGAGCGGCCAACTGATGCCCTCATAGATCGCGGCTGGGCGGGTGGCGCGGCAGAAGATCCACCAGAGGCCAAGTGGGAGAACTGGTGGCATAACCGGGTCGATGAGGCGCTGGCAGAGA